ATAAAGACCTCAAACTTGTACCCGGTCCGCTTACCGTATTCGCCTTTGATGTGGCACCGAGCAGGCGCGATGGTTCGCTTGTAATGGGCCAGGTAATGCCTGACGGTCGAATCGGCGTAGCGGTGTTAGAGGTATTTCATTCGGACGTATCTATTGACGAGCTATTCGTTGCCAATGCGATCGCTCGCTGGGCCAAAATCTATTTCCCGAGACAAGTCTGCTATGACAAGTACACAACGGCCTCAATAGCCAAAAGGCTGGAAGTTAATGGAATCCAGATAACCGATATATCCGGCCAAAAGGGATATCAAGCCTCCGGCGATCTCTACGAGGCCCTGGCTAACAAACGGCTCGTACATAGTGGCCAGGATGAGCTCGTTACACATATGGCGAATTGTGCAGCTAAAGAATCGGATGCCTCCTGGAGAATCGTCCGTCGAAAATCCGCTGGACCGGTTGATATTGCGATCGGTTTAAGTATGGTCGTTCACGTACTAACCCAGCCAATGAGTGAGGCTAAAGTTTACGTTTAGACACGCGGCAGATAGCCGTACTTATGCTTGACATTATGGGAAAATGGCGGTTATGGGATTACTCCAAACTTTAGGCTTTAAGCAGGCTGCAAAGCCAGCTATCGAAGCGCAATACGCTCCGGCAGTTATGGATACGACCTACGGGTACGGATCATTTAACACCAATAGCACTTTCGGATATAACGGTATTGGAATCGATCGTAATTTTGCTTTACAGGTTGCTTCCGTATCGAGATGCAGAAATCTTATCGCCGGTGTTATTTCATCGATCGATTTAGCACTTTATAAAAAATCAACTGGTGAAAAGTTAGGCACTCCTGTTTGGCTTGAGCAGCCTGACATTAGACAACCACGAAGCGTTACGATCAGTGCGACTGTAGACAGTCTGATCTTTTATTCAATCGCTTACTGGCGCGTGACTTCTTTGTATGCGGACGATGGCAGGCCGTCGGGCTTCGAGTGGGTTGCGAATAACCGCGTAACATATACCACTGACAAATATGGCACGGAAGTAAAAGATTATTTTGTAGACGGTGAACTTGTACCGATGGCTGGTATCGGTTCGCTTGTCACTTTCCAATCATTACTTCCTGGTGTATTACTAACCGCAAGTACCACTATTCGCGCTGCTTATGACATCCAAAAAGCGGCTGCGGTAAGTGCCGCAACTCCGATGCCGACTGGAATATTGAAGAACTCAGGAGCCGACCTTCCTGAAACACAGATCCAAGGTTTACTAGCTGCGTTCAAGAGCGCTCGCCAAAATCGATCAACGGCGTATCTCACTTCAACTTTGGATTACGTACCTACTTCATTTTCTCCTAAAGATATGGCGTACACGGAGGCCTCACAGTACTTGAGTACCGAAATCGCACGTTCGATGAACGTACCGGCCTATATGATTTCAAGCGATATGAATAACTCGATGACATATCAAAATATCCTAGACGGCAGAAAAGAGTTTGTCGCTTATTCTTTGCAGCCTTACATATCTGCAATCGAGGATCGTCTATCAATGAACGACATAACAAACTCACAAAATCAAGTGCGCTTCGCGGTAGACGATACCTTTTTGCGCGTTGATGCTAAGGATCGTTTAGACATTATCGAGAAAATGCTAAACCTAGATTTAATCGATGTAAACCAAGCTCGACAAATGGAACAACTCACACCGCTAGGAGATGCAAGTGCTACTAACGTTTAGTCAAGAAATCCAGGCGGCCGATACAGAACGCCGCATTGTATCCGGACTCGTTGCACCATATGGCGAAATCGGTTTTACAAGTGCAGGCCCTGTAATGTTCGAGCGTGGAAGTATTGAAATTGCTGAGGCATCAAACATAAAGCTTTTAATGCAGCATCAACAAGATAAGCCCGTCGGTCGCGCTATTTCATTTAGCGATTCAACCGAAGGCGTGTACGGATCGTTTAAGCTTTCGAGTAGCACTCGAGGACAGGATGCGCTCGTACTCGCTCAGGAAAATCTGGTCAGTGGCTTATCCGTCGGAGTGGATGTAACCGCTTCGAAGCCAATGGGAGATTACCTGTTAGTAACGGCTGCGGTCCTCAAGGAAGTTAGCCTCGTCGAGAGTGCGGCTTTCTCCAGCGCCTCCGTCACTGATATTGCTGCGGCACGAGCTGCGCTCGAAGCTGCAACAAGCACAAGCACCAAAACCACAACGATCAATACGACAATCGTAGAGACCGAAACAGAAACCGAAAGCGAGGAAGCTGTGACTACAGCCCCAGAAAATACACCGGAGGAAACTCCGGTAGATGCACCGGCAGAGGCTGAAAAAGTCGAAGCCGCTCGTAAGATCATTCGTCCATCAGTATTGGATTCTCAGCGAGTCCGTACACCAATTACTTCTATGGCAACATACACAGAGCATAAGATCAAGGCTGCACTAGGTAGCGACGATTCAAAGCTTTACGTAACTGCTGCAGATGATTCTTTCAGCACCAACCCGGCTTTTAATCCGACCCAGTACCTCACAGAGTTCGTATCAAATACAAACTTTGGCCGTCCGACAATCGATGCCCTAAGCCGTGGCACCCTTCCAAATTCTGGTATGACGATCCAGATCCCGTCATTGGTTACGTCGAATGGTGGCGGTACCGGTGTAGCACCTGTTGTAACTGTTGAGGCAGAAGCAGGCGCTGTACAAAATACCGGGATGGTCACCGAGTACTTATCTGGAACTGTATCCAAGTACTCTGGAATGAATACGCTAAGTGTGGAGCTTCTCGAGAGATCAGATCCAAACTTCTATGCAGAACTTACTAACCAACTTCAGCGAGCTTACTTGCTAGCAACAGACGCTGCGGTAATTACAGCTATCAACGCTGGAACAGACCAAGCAGATCCTGTTGCTGCATCATCAGCCGGCGTAATTTCATACGTATCAACTGAAGCAGCTAATATCTACAAGAACACAAGCTACTTTGCTAAGAACTTCGTGGCTGGTCCAGGAATGTGGAGCCTATTGATGGGCGCTACCGATACCACCGGACGACCAATTTACAACGCCGTATCACAGACATTCAACGCGGCAGGTCAGGCGAACCCATCAAGCATCAAGGGCAACGTTCTTGGTCTTGATCTATACGTCGATCATCAGTTGCCTTCAACAGTAATTGATAACTCTGCGTATATCATCGCTCCAGAAGCTATGACTGTTTACGAGTCACCACAGGCATATATGTCAGTAAATGTTGTATCGAACCTTCAGGTTCAGATCGCCATTTATGGATTTATGGCAACGATTATCAAGATGCCAAACGGTATCTCCAGATTTAACCTGTCATAAATAGAAAACCCTAATAGTCGGTAGGGCTCTTAGCCCTTTGAGCCCTACCGGCCTTTTTTAGTAAGGAGATCATTGTGCCGGCAACGTACGTCACCGAGGCAGAGCTAAGAGCCAATCTTGGAATTGATGCTCTCTATTCGTCAGATATTGTCGAGACCTGCTGCCAGACCGCGCAAGATCTACTAAATCAATTTTTATGGTTTGATTCCGCTCCCGTTGTCGGTACAACTTTGCAGAATAATGTTGCAACTGTAATGATCGCTAACCCGGCTATCTTTACCACAGGGCAATCGGTAACCTTGAGTGGATGCGGCTCAACCTTTAACGGCACGTACACAATCACGGGAACGATGCCTTGGAGCGCCGGCACTACTAATCTGATCCCATCGATCGTTTGGAATAACTACGCTTGGAATTGGCCAGCCGGTTATAGCTTTATTCAATTCGCAAAGACAAACGCGAACCTTAACTTTACCCGTGTCCTTCCATACGGAAAGGCCGAGGGCGTAGATACAAAGACAAACAGTTACGCAACTACCCCAGCCGTACGCGAGGCCGCGATGATCCTGGCCGTAGACATATTCCAAGCTCGCCAGGTATCACAGACCGGCGGCGTATCTATTGACGGATTCAGTCCTTCGCCATACCGGATGGGTAACTCAATGATCGGCAAGATCAGAGGCCTCATCGCCGGGTACCAAAATCCAAACAGTATGATCGGGTAGCTGATGACCGCACCGATTACAACCCTACGAGCTACGCTAGCAGCCGCTTTGGCTAACCCGAATCAATGGAATACTTTTAGTTTTCCTCCGCCAACGATCACAGCCAACTCGGTTATCGTGGCACCGGCGGACAACTACATCACGCCAAGCAATAATACATACGCGACTATCGCGCCGCTTGCTAACCTGAAAATTATTATGACGGTGCCGCTCTTCGATAACCAGGGGAACCTCAACGGTATAGAGACCTTGGCTGTTGCCGTGTTTAATAAATTAGCCTCATCAAATATCGTTATGAATATTGGCAGTATGTCCGCACCATCCGTACTTGAAGTACAAAGTGGAACGTTGCTAACTGCCGATTTTAATATCTCAATTCTCACGAGCTGGAGCTGACAAATGCCATATACAGAGGATGACCTAAAGTTTTTGCGAAAGATTGGGCAGATCGTAGACGAGCCTGCTCCAGTTAAAGTAGCAAAAGCAAAGATAACAACACCAACACCAACAACCGAAAGCGAGGAATAGGCGATGGCCGTATTCTTATCAAATGGAGTGGTCGTAACCCTTAACTCGGTAGACCTTTCCGATCACGTAACAAGCGCAACAATTAACCGAGTCTTTGAGGAACTCGAAGTGACAGCGATGGGCGATTCTGCCAGACGTTTCACGAAGGGCCTGGAGACCTCAACCGTGACTCTGGACTTTCTGAATGACACAGCTGCTGGCGAAGTATTGCAGACTTTGCAAGGTGCTTGGGGAACGACTGTACCTCTAACACTTAAGCAAACAAGCGCAACTATTTCGACAACGAATCCGGAATATCAGACTACGATTCTGGTGAACAACACCACAGACATCAACGGAGCCGTGGGAGATATCTCAACTCAGTCGATCACTTTTACCTGCAACTCACCAATCGTTGTAGACACAACCGTATAACCAATTAGAAAAGGGGCATCAAATGGCACGACTCAAAATAACAAGGGCTACCGGTGAGGTATCTGAACATCAGATAACTCCACGAATTGAGTACGCCTTTGAACTCTACGCAAAGAAAGGTTTTCATAAAGCCTTTCGTGACGATGAAAAACAGTCGGATGTGTACTGGCTGGCCTGGGAGTGTCTACGCACTTCTGGCGAAACGGTTAAAACGTTTGGAGCCGAATTCTTAGATACATTATCTAAGGTCGAGGTTTTAGACGATTTACCTTTAGCCTAGGGCGCGGCTCCCTAACTCACTTGGTAGCACAGCTATCGATAAGGTTAGGGGTCGCGCCTCAAGCGATACTAGATCTCGATCCCGAGATGTTTAAGATGTTAGTAAAGGTATTAAACGAGCAGGCGGAGGAGGCTAAAAATGCCATCAATCGAAATACGCGGAAACGTTGATCTTCGCAAAGCCATACGTTCGTTTGCTCCTGATCTCGAAAAGCAACTTCGTAAAGATTTAGCCGATGCAATGAAGCCGGTAGTGGCCAAGGCTCGAGGCTTTGCCCCAGCCGAGGCCCCTATGCGTAACTGGGCACCTAGATCATTTAGCGAGGCTAGATTTCCATTTTATAACGTTGATACCGTTCGTTCAGGTATTACGTATGCAACGTCTCCGGGCCGAGTTAATGATTACGGTTTTAGCTCGATGGCCAAGATTATTAATAAATCTGCCGCTGGTGCTATCTATGAAACCGCTGGCCGTAATGGTCCTCAGCCGTGGGTAGGCCCTAAGGCTGGAGGAGCTAGTAATAAAGTCAGCCGGTCGGTCAATCCCAAGGCTGGTGAACAATTTATTAGAAACCTACCCGAATTAACAAGCAGCCTTAAAGGCCGTGGCCGTTTAATTTTTAAAGCCTGGGCACAGGATCAAGGCAAGGCCGAAGGCGCGGCTCTTACGGCTATTGATAAAACTACTAGAGCGTTCAATGCGCTTGTATCTAAAGGTCCAGTAAGTAGGGCCGCATAATGGCACAACCTGTAATTAATATTGGGTCAAAGCTAGACGGCAAAGGATTCAAGCAAGCCGAGACAGCCTCAGAAAAATTAGGCAAAAGCGTAAAAACCCTGGCCAAAACTTTTGCCGCTACATTCGGTGCTGCCACTATGTTGTCCTACGGTAAAAATGCGGTCAAGGCCTTTGCGGAGAATGAAAAGTCGGCAAAGCGTTTGGAAATGGTATTAAAGAATATCGGCTTAGGATTTGATACCGCCGCGATCGAAAAGAATCTGGCAGATATTTCTGCCAAGTTTGGTTATGAAGGCGAAGTCCTACGCGAGTCTTTCCAAAAGTTAATAACCGTAACAGGGGATACGGCCAAGGCTCAGGATTTATTGAATCTATCTCTTGATGTCGCGGCAGGATCGGGCGAAAGTTTAGCCACAGTTAATGCAGATTTAGCAGCGGCTTATGTGGGAAATACTAAAGGACTTAGAAAATACAATCTAGGACTAACTCAAGCCGAGTTATCAACTTTAGATATGAACGATGCGGTCAAACTATTAACACGTACCTTTGGTGGAGCCGGCGAAGCCGAGTTAAAAACATTTTCCGGTCAAATGCGGGTATTAAAAGAAGCCGCCGATGATGCTCAGGAAACAATCGGTACGGGTTTAGTAAGTGCCTTTGGTATTTTAGCCGGAGAAGAAGGTATCGGTAAGGCCACCGATGCGATGGATAAGTTTAGTGAGTCAATCAAATACGCCTTGATCGGTATGGCCGAACTAACTAGCTTTGAGGCACCTAGCGGTACTAAGTCTTTGTTTGGTTTGTTACTTACTCCAATTATGCGTTCGCTCGAGGCTGGGCCATTAGGAGCATTGATACGCCTTGGCGAACGTACGGCGATCAAGCCAAAGCCATTTAGTACACCTATGACGGTATCGGGCTCAACCGATGCACAAGGCAAAATTGAACGTGACCGGGCTAAGGCTGCTGCGGCGGCGGCTAAGCGCGAAAAGGAAAGATTAGCTTTACTCAAAAAACAAGAGCGAGCAGAAAAAAATAAACTTTCGTTATTAAAGGCTGCTGCCGTTTTTGATACTACCCGAATCTCATTAGCCGCTGCTTTACGAGCTACTTATGATAAAGAAACGATCTTACGCCTAGAAGCCTTACAGGCAATCGAGGAAGATAACGGCGATCTTGCACTAAAGAAAATTAACGAGCTAGCAGCTCTGCAAAAAAATAAAGATATGGAAAAATTAGCAGGCATCACTCAGATTAGTGAGGCAACTTTATCAGCTCTTAATACTCAATTACTTAACGAGCTCAATGCCATTAATAAATCAAAGATGGCCGAGAGCGATAAAGAGGTAGCTCGTCAGATCGCGTTTGGTAAGTATAACGAAGCTATTACTAAAGCCGGCGAACTAGCCGCTAAAGAGAGTTATAGCGAACGCGTACAGATCCAATTAACCGAGATCGCTAAATTAGCATCTTTGAGTAAAACATCTAACGCGGCTTTAACTCTTAATAAGCTACGTGAGTCTGAGGAAATCTCGATGATCGAGCGTATTGCACGAGCACAAAAGGCAGCCGATGATGCGCGACTTAAGGCTCTACAGGACTACAACAATGCCCTCGCCAAGGTAGGTACGGGATCCACCGCTACGCCTAGCGCCGGCGGCGATGAAGTCGTCTATAC